TTCCTGTTCCTAATTGACCATTTGAGTTTCTTCCCCAAGCCCATAAAGTCCCATCGGTTTTAATAGATAAAACATGAAGGCTTCCGGGATATACATTAGACCAATTAGTTAATGCTCCAATTTGAGCAGGTGAAGAGCTATTTGCAACTGAACCACGACCAGTTTGACCATAATTTCCCGATCCCCACGACCATAGTGAGTTGTCTGTTTTTGTGGAAAATCCACAGCTATCTCCACCAAAAATATTTTTCCAGTCGGTAGATGATCCAACTTGAACCGGAGAGGAACGGCTTGTAGTTGAACCATTTCCCAATGCTCCCAATCCACCATATCCCCAACTCCAAAGACTTCCATTTGATTTAATTGCAAATCCTTGAGATGAGCCAGCGGAAACTTTAGCCCAATCCGTAAGGGAGCCAACTTGAACTGGAGATGAACGATCTACTATGTCACCTAGGCCAAGTTCTCCGTTGTTATTATTCCTACCCCAAGCATAAAGTTTATACTCAGGTCCTCCAGCACCAGCAGCACCCATTGCAAGTTTGAGAATGTTCGGGTCCATCTTAGTCGACGTAGTCCACAAGTGCAGCGCCACGCCAGCGCGTGCCACTGTCATCTGTGACAAAAATGAAGATGTGGGTTTTGCCCGTCGTCAAAGTGGGTGCGGTGTCCTTGGGCCACTTCACAGCCGCCGGCCAGGTCACTGTGCCTGACGTGTGCGTCAGTTCAAGAGCGAACGCATAAGAGCGAGAGGCCGGAGCGTTTGAAAACGTGAACGTGCTGTTTGCGTTGATCGTCTTGGTGAAGTAGTTACCAGCCGAGCAATCAATGTCGAGCGCAGCAACGGCGACGATGTTCTGGACATAGTTGCCGGACAGATCGAGACGGCCAGCAGCTGCGGTGATCGCGATGCCGATTTTTGTGCCGTCATCGTAAATCTGCGTCGTCTGCAAGGCGGACGTTCCATTGCCCTTGACCAGATAGTTCGCCGTTACGCTTGCAAGCCCAGTGCCACCATTAGCAACCGGCAAGGTGCCAGTCACTGATGCCGTCAGTGAGATGTTGCTGATCGTATTACTCGCACCGCTGATGGTCTTGTTTGTCAGCGTCTGCGTCCCGTTGACGGTAACGGCGTTTCCACCATTACCGCCGATCTGCGCATAGACTTCCCAGGTCGTGCCATCGTAAACCAGCGTGACGCTGACTCCGGTGATGTCGCAGACCAAGTTCTCAGCAGTGCCGTTGATGGTCGAACCGTTGCGGCCAATCGTCAGATTGTTCGTACCGAACGAAGCGCCAGCATCTGCAACGACAACCGTGTCGCCTACCGTCGGCGTAGCCGGCAGCGTTACCGTGAACGCACCGCCTGACGTATCGGCCAGCACTCCTTCGCCGTCCTGCGTCGTGTAGTTTGCCGTCTTGTAGACGTACTGAGTGCCGCCAGACGGCAGGCCGCTGACCTGACCTGCGGTGATCGCGATCGGAACATTGGCAGCCGCGGTAAGTCGACCCTTAGCGTCAACCGTGAATGACGGCACAGAGCCAGCCGTGCCATAGTTGCCAGCGGTGACGCTCGTATCACTCAGCGAGAAGTACAGCGTGCCACTCGTCGTGATTGGACCGCCAGTGACCGAGATGTCGGCGCTTCCCTGCGCGGTCACGCTTGTGACCGTACCAGTGTACTGGTCGGCTGAGTTGATCGTGAAATTCGGATACGTTCCGGTCACGCTGGTCGTGCCAGTGCCCGTCAGTACAACGGTCTGATCGGGTGCCGTATTGATGACTTCGATTGCACCGCTGCTCGTGATGGGACCGCCTGAGATCGAGATTCCCGTTCCTGCAGTGAGCGAAACGCTCGTGACGGTTCCGACGTACTGGTCTGCCGACGAGATCGTGAAGTTCGGGTAAGTGCCAGTGATGGTCGTCGTGCCACCCTGCGTGAGCACAACGGTCTGGTCGGGAGCCGTGTTGGTTACCTCAATGGTACCGCTCGCAGTGACTGGACCGCCAGAAATAGAAATGCCAGTTCCAGCGGTCAGCGCCACGCTCGTCACAGTGCCGACGTACTGGTCGGCGCTGCTGATCGTAAAGTTGGGGTATGTTCCAGTGATCGTCGTGGTTCCGCCTTGCGTCAGCACCACCGTCTGGTCTGGCGCGGTATTCGTCACCTCGATGGTGCCGCTGGAAGTAATCGGCCCACCAGAAATCGAGATGCCCGTGCCAGCCGTGAGCGCCACACTGGTAACCGTGCCGCCGACATCCAGCGAGGACAACGTGCCGGCAGTGTAGGTAAGGCCAGTGCCAACCGTGACAGCCGAGAAGCCACCCGAACCGTTGCCGGCCAGAATCGCCGTGCCAGTCGTGGCAGGTGCGAAGTAGGTCGTGGACTCAAGCGCTGCACTACCTAGACCGAGAGCGGTGCGAGCCGCGCTGGGATTGTAGTTTTCCCAGCGTGACTGCGTGCCATCATAAACCAAGAAGTCATTATTGGTGACGCTTGTGATCTGAACATTGCCATCCGTTTCGCCAAGCGATGAGCCATGCGTCACGCGCACCAACAGCTCGCCATTGGTTGAATCTGCAACGACAACGGCCGCAACTTCCACGCGCGGATTCGGCGCGGTCGGAAGCACCTTCGTCAGCCCACCGGCAACGCTCGGGTTAAAGTAGAGAATATCGCCAGCGACCCAGTTCTCGGCTCCGCCTGTCGTATTGATTCCTCGTATAAGCCCGAACGCGATGACTGAAACCCAGCTGTTCGTTGATCCACTTTCAGCCGCAACACCGATAACGTAGTTGCCTTGATTCGGCTGCAATCCCGTAGCCGGCGCACCTTGGATCTGACCGGACATCCCGACGACACCGGAGAACATAATCACCTGACCGGCGGTGATGGCTGACGATGCCTTGACTCGGTAGTAGTTGGTCTGCCCGACGTTCTGCGTAACGACGCCGCCCTTGAGCGCAATCGCCAGCGTACCGGCACCGTCGGCGTTGTTCCAGTAGATGCGACCAGGCGTCGGCGAAACCGTTGCCAGCGTGTCGAAGTCAACGTAGTCGAGCGACGTGACGACGCCCTGCTCGCCAAAGATCGACTTGACCACACCATCCGAAACCTGCCCGGTAGTAATCGAGATTGCGGTGTTGCTGGCCGCGGTCAGTCGTCCCTTTGCGTCGACCGTAAATGAGCCAACGCTTGAAGACGTGCCATAGCTTCCGGCAGTTACGCTGGTATTTTCCAGTCCAAAGTAGAGCGTGCCGCTCGTTGTGATTGGCCCACCAGTCACCGAGATGTCGGCGCTGCCTTGCGCAGTGACGCTCGTCACCGTTCCAACGTATTGGTCGGCGCTGCTGACGGTGAAGTTCGGATACGTTCCCGTGATTGTCGTCGTGCCGCCTTGCGTTAGCTTGACGACCTGATCCGGTGCGGTGTTCGTTACCTCAATCGTTCCGCTGGTCGTGATCGGGCCACCGCTGATGGAGATTCCAGTTCCTGCGGTCAGCGCAACACTGGTCACGGTTCCGCCACCACCACCGCCGCCAGTTGCAGCCAGCGTACCTGCGCTGAACGTCAGGCCAGTGCCGACCGTGACAGAAGCAAAGCCACCGCTGCCGTTCCCGTAGAGAATCGACGTACCAACCGTCGCAGGAGCAAAGTAGGTTGTCGACTGCAACGCAGCACTGCCGAGGCCAGACACCTGCCCAGTGGTGACGCTGATGTTCGCATCGGACGCCGCGGTGAGGCGTCCCTGCCCGTCTACTGTGAACGTGCCGACCTTAGAAGACGACCCATAGCTGCCAGCGGTTACGGCCGTACTTGCGAGCGCCAGAGTAAAGGTGCCGCTGGTCGTGATCGGACTGCCTCCGACCGTGATCGCGCTATCTCCCGTAGCTGCGACCCTCGTGACCGTACCGCCGCCGCCTCCACCACCAGTGGCTGCAATCGTGATATTGCCGGCGCTGTTCGTGATCGTGACGTTCGATCCAGCCGTCAACGTGTTCAGCTGGAAATCTCCGCCGTTACCGATGAGCAACTGACCAGCCGCCGGCGTGCCCGTCAGATCCGTCAGCGAGTTAATATTCGAACCACCGCCGCCAGCACCGCGTGCAGCCAAGAGCGTCCAGTCCTTTGCTGACCTGCTCGGCTTCTCCCGCGTCGCACGGTTCGCAATGTAGGAATCACCGTTAATCGAAACGACATCGAGCGTCTCATATTCGCCGGACTTCCACTTGCCGAGCGGAGTGAGCGTCCGCGGCGCAGCAAACTCCTCGCGCGCTTTGATCTGCTCATCGAGAATCCGCGTGACCGTCTCCGGCAGTTCAGCGGTAGCCAAAATGATTCGCTGCTCCGCCACCTCCAGCAGCTGCGCGTTCTTCTCGCGCTCTGCCATCAGCGCCGAGTACTTTGCACCGGCCGACAACTCAAGACGCGCCAGCAGATCAGACACGCGCGCGGCAATCTTGGACTCAAGCGCCTGAACCTGCTCCTCGGCAGACTTAGCGCAGAAGTCGGCAAGATCGCTCCGCAGCTGCGGCTCGACATCTTCCATCGCAAGTGCGATCTCATCGCGCAACTGCCCCTTGATCTGCGGCAGTTCACCGACGATGCGCGCGAGTTCTCCGCGCTGCTCAATCGCCAGTTCGATCAGGTGGTCGATCTGCTTTTGCGTGTCCATGAATTAGGCTTTCGGGTTCAGTTGGCGCTGGCAGACGGCGTAGCGCTGCGACTCATCCGGAAACTCTGCGGCCATCGTGGCGTCACCCATGCAGCGCGCAAGGAAGTCCTCGCTCTTTTCGCCAGCACCAAGCGTCGGGAGAATGAACTCCTTTTTCTGTTCCAGTTCTCGACGATAGGATGCCAGCGAAGCGAGCCAGTCCTTGCTGCTCAATTTGCGCGTAGCAAAGTCAGCCTCGACCGCAGAATTAAGGCGCACCTTTTCGGTAGCGTCTCCAGCCTCGCGACGGTTCAGCCGCTCGACAATAGCGTTGGCCCACGTCTGGCCGGCGTCACCCCCCCAGCCGTTCCAAGCCTGCCACCCCTTCCCCTGCTGGTCCCAAGTCGCGCCCTTCTTGTCGACCTCGTGGCGGTCGAAGTATGCCTTCATGCGGCGCACCGTGTCCTCGGAGAGCGCACGCTTGTTAATGATGTCCCGCGCGCGAGCAATGCCCACCGAGGTCATGCCGCGCTGACTGGCCGGCTTAGACTCGCGGACCTCCAGCGCACGCTTGGCATTGGCGACCATTGACTCGTTGGGAACGTAGCCATCCTCTGCGAAGTCAATGACGATGCGGTTGTCGGATAGCTCGGCGTCATTCTCAGGCGGCGCATCTTGTGCCGGCTGCTTCTGCGTAGCGTTGGTCGCATCAACTGCACTCTGCGTGACGTTATCACCGAGAGCGGCCGCCATCGCCGGATTAGCTGGCAGCTGCTGCGTGACCATGCGAATCGAGGTCTCCGGCACGTTGTATCGCGCGGCCAATTCGGACACGAATGACGCCTCAATGGCGATCTGCTCCAGGCGGCCAAACGCATCGGTGCCCTCCTCGGCTGCGATCTCCTGCAACGACTTCGCGCCCTGCCGGTTCTCGTTCAGGTTAGCCGCGGACTCACGGCCGATGTCAATCGTGAGCTTGGCCGGAAAGCGCCACTCGCCACGGGTCGCACGCTTCATCGCCTGCACCACCGTCTCGCCATCACGCCGCGGAGGTGGCGGAATCAAGTCACGCGCAATCGCGTCGAGGATCACTTGGTTCTTGATTGGATCAAGCACCTTGTCCTGCAAGATCCCTTGATGGCGGGTGAATACGCGGTCTGCCGCGGCAAAGTCCGCACGCACGCTCGGCCCCTTGTAGTTCTGCGTACCGAACAGAACGCCTTCGGGAATGCCAACGCCGATGGCAATCTCGTGCATCAGGTGCTGCACGAATCCTTCGAACGCAGCACTCGGCCGCGACGGCATCACCTCGATCTTGTCCGCAGTCCCGAAGTACCGTATCTGACCTATTTGCGATTCCTCGTTTTTCTGCGTTTGCCCGTTCGCGAGCGTTTGCGCCGGATTAGGCGTAAACAGGTTTCGTGGGTTGGCAGTTCCTCGGTCGGAAAATACGAGGGCGGCTTGCTGACTAGCAAAGCGGACGCCAACCTTTTCAGCTTCAAGAATTTCGTATAGCATCCGAGCCGTGCGGATTGCAGCATGGAAGTCAGTGATTCCACGGTATTGGTCCACGCGGAACGGATCGAAGTAATGACAGAAAAACTGAGCTTCAATATCTTCTGGATCATAATAGACTCCCTCGCGCGTCACGCGGAAGATGCGGTAGGCCACAGGCCGACCGAACTCATTCGTGAACACTCCTTGGAAATAATTGTTCGGTTCCGAGCCTAGGAGATTCGGATTGCCGATGCGCGTGCCGGGCACCAGCTGGATCTTGAGGTCGCCATCAACGCGACGGATGACAACACCGCAGTCGCCGTCAACCGGACGCTGTTCTGCCGCCAGCTGGATAAGTTTCTTGAACGTGTGACGGCCGGTCACATCGCACGTCTTGCACCACTCGTGAAAATACTCCGCGACAATCGCGTTGTAGTCGCGGTCGCCAGTCGTCGGGCTGTACTCGTGCGGCGTCAGGTAGTTGCCGAACTTGCGGCTGATCTCGCGCGCCTCCGGAAAGTTCTCCACGAGGTCGCGCGATTCCCACATCATCACGATGCGGTCGCGCACCGTCGTCGACGACTCGCTCGGCAGACCGTACTGCTTCGGAGCGTACAGCCGATTCGTCATGGCCGCGTTGTAGTTGAACAGCGCAGCCTGTACGCGCGACTCCATGCGCTTCAAGCCCCAGGCCGGAGCGATGGCCGAGATGGCCTTGTCGTACCAAGGCGCCGTGCTGATGACCTTTGAAGCGTCGAAGTCCATGTTAGTTGCCGTTGAAAGAAACAAAGGTCTGGTCGGTCGTTGCGCCGGCCTGATAGTCAATCGCTGACTGGATCTGACCGAGCATGATGTTAAGGCGGGTCAGGTCCGCACGAGTCACGCTTTTGCCGTTTAGGCTGTAGGACGAATTAACCAGCACCGCGCGGATAGCTGAAATGGTCTCGGTCTTCAGCGTTGCCAACGTCGCGCTGTCCAGTCCTTCAAACGGATTATCGTTGCCCATGTAAAAGCGGCAACTGTCCAACCTTTTGACGGTGTACCTCGCTAGCGTTAATCCGACTTCTCCGCAGGCGGCGTGTACCGGATGACGCCGGCAATGGTTGCCATGCAAAGCATCATGGCCGATGTGTCCAGGCCGTGGTTCGGTGCGTTGCTGCGCACCTCGCGCCACTCCCAGACGCCAGATCGGACCTCGACCTTGGACTCGCCCTTGAGGTGTTCGAGGTAAAGCGGATTTGCATCGGTGGGAATTTCCCACTTTAGATCGCCCTTACCATCGAGCGCCACCGCTAGCGTGTCCTTGAAGTAGTCACCGCTCCACTCGTAGAAGTAGACATCGCCTCCGCGGTAGTCACTCACGCGCGGCTCAGAGAACGGGAAGTTGACCAGCTTGTCGGTGTGCTCGTCGCGCATGGTCCACGTCTTGCGACCGTAGCCACGCATACCTCGCCAGCCAAACTCGGCACAGTCACGGTCGACATCGCTCGGCCGGTAGCCTCTGTCCTGCGCCACGCACGCATCCGGCACTTGATAGATGCGCTGCATCTCGCGCAGCTGGTCCCGCGTGTCGATGCGGCCGAACCAAAGCTGGCGGTAGCGCGGACCCGTCGCCGTGCTGAATGCGCCGATCTCGACCCACCAATGATCTAGCTGGCGGTCAAGTGCCATGAACCGGATGACCTCGTTGTCGATCTTCTCGCCGGCACGATACTGTGCCGTCGTGTAGCCGGAGTCCTTCAGGAAAAGGTTGATCGTTTTCTTTGTAACGAGCCACGGCTTGGCCTCGCGCTTCGTTCGAAAATCGATGCGCATCTGATCGTCGCCAGTCCGCAGTGAATGGTTCTCGGCCTCGCACCAGTCCTCCACTAGCAGGCGCATAGGACGCGAGACTAGCGCTTCGATGCGAAAGGATTGGACCTCTGCCGTGGCGTCCGGTCGCTGCGGCACATAGTGGCCG